GATCGGCCGCATCGGGTGACTTTGCAAAACCCCGGGCCCGCCGTGCCGGACGGCGACGGCGGCTTTACGCAGTCCTGGACCGATCTCACGCCGGCGGCGGTCTCCGCCAAGATCGCCCCGGCGACGGCCGCCGACCTCGAGCGCCTCGTGTCGGGGACGGTGCTGGCCACGGCGACGCACATCGTGACGATGCCCTATCACCCGGGCGTCGTCATCGCGTCGCGGGTCCTCTTCAACGGGCGGCAGTTCTCGGTGACCGGTGTGGCGAATCCCGAGGAACGCAACGTCGAGACGATCGCGGTCTGTGTGGAGATCGTCTCGTGAGCTCGAACCGCCTGGTGTTCTCCGGCCTCGAGGAACTGAAGGCGCAGCTGCGGGCGTTGCCGGCGGCGCTCGCCGACGAGGCGAACATCATCGTCCAGGAACACGCCCAGGCGGCCGCGGCCGCGGTGCGGGCGGTCTACGCATCACATCGGGACTCGGGGGACCTCGCGGAGGGGGTCGTCGTCGAGATCAACGCCTTCGGGCGGTTCGGGGTGGGCGTGGTGGTCCGGAGCAAAGCCAAGCACGCCTGGCTCTTCGATCACGGGTCGCAGGCGCGGCACTACATCACACGCCGCGGCGTCCAGCACCTGACGGGGCGGATGCCGGTGCGGCCGACGTTCATCCCCACGATGATGCGCTTCCGGCGGGCGATGTACGGCGAGCTCGGGGACATGCTCCGGGCGCACGGATTGATCGTCACCGGGACGGCTGAGGCGGCCTGATGCCGGATTCCTCGGACGTGGACGCGGCGCTCCTGGCCAAGCTGCAGGGGGACGCCACGCTCGCGGCGCTGACGCCGGACGGCTGGTACCAGGACGAAGCGCCCGCGGGGAAGACGCAGTTCGGGATCGTGTCACTCGTCGACGAGGTCGACACCCCGATCTTCGAGGGGCGGGCGAGCGAAGACGCGACCTATCTGGTGAAGCACGTCGAGTTGTCGACCGTCGCCGTGAAGCGGAGCAAGGCGGCGGCCGCGCGGATCGACGCGCTCCTGGATCCGCAACCGCCGGCGGCGCGGGCGACGCTCACGATCGCCGGCTACAGCCTCTTGGTGATGCGCCGCGTAGCGCGGATCCGGATGACCGAGGTCGACGACGTCGACACGTCGATTCGGTGGTCACACCGCGGCGGGCGCTACCAGGTGATGGCCGCGCCGATCGGCACGTAAACGACAGCAGGAAGGGAACACGCTATGTCAGCAGTTGATCGCAATCACGGCCAGTCCGGCCAGGTCCTCGCGGACCCCACGGGCGGGGCGACCGCGGTCCAGCTCGTCTCGCTCGACAAGTGGGACCTCGACCTGTCCACCGACAAGCAGAAGGTGACGTGCTTCGAGGATCCCAACCACGTCTACGTGCAGGGGAAGCCCGACATCAAGGGGTCGTTCTCGGGGCAGTACGACAAGTCGGCCGCGGGGCTGATCCTGTTCGACATGATCTTCGGGACCGTCCCGCCGTTTTTCAAGATGATCCCGAACCGCCTGTTTGCGACGCAGTTCTTTTCGGGGAAGGGCTGGATCGACGGCAAGATTTCCGTCGACAGCAACGGCGGCGTCACGACGGCCGGCTCGTTGGTGGCCGCCGACGCGTGGACTACGCCGGTCGATCCCGCGTAAGGCGTCGTCGTGATCGTCACGGGGTGCGACGGGTCCATCGGGGTGTCACCGACGCGTGAGCCGCGCCCGTCGGCCCCGCGTCACAGCGGGTCGATGACCGGCGTCGTGGGCTCGATTCGGTGGGGGTACTACACCGCCGCGGGGATCCACGGCTACACGGTGGCGTGCACGAAGGACGGCGTCTGGAGTCTGACGGCGACGGTCGTGTTGTCGGACGCCTTCAAGATGGCGCAGCGCCCGCTGACGTTCGTCGCGATGCACACGAAGAAAGGCCTCGACGGCCGGTGCGTCGTGAAGAGCGAATGGCGCTGGCCGATGCTCTCGCTGTCGCCGATCGATCCGAACACGAAGCAATTGACCGCGCGGCTCGGGCCGCCAGAGGAGACGTAACGCCATGTCATTCGCCCGGCCCGACACGACGACGCTGACCCTCGCCAACGGCGACACCCTGGTCGTCAAGCGTCGGCTGAACTCCGGCGACGCGCGGGAGATGAAGGCGATGCAGGCGTATCCCACGCTGGCCGAGCCCGGGCTCGTGATGGCGTACCTGCTCGACTGGACGATCACGAACGACGGGACGCCGGTGCCCGTCGCGGGCCTGGCCCGGCCCGACCTGGCGGCCGTGCTCGACAACCTCGACGAGGACGCCTTCGACGAGCTCCACGCGGCGGTCGCGGCGCACCGCAAGGCGATGGCCGACGAGCGCGCGGCGCAAAAAAAAACCCAGAGTGGGCCGCCGGCCGGGAAACCGACCTCCGAATCGCCCTCCGCTGGGGCATCCCCGTTGACTGCGTCCGAGGCCTCGACGTCGACGACTACGCCCTCGTGCTGAAGATCTTGACCGACGAACAGTGACCCCCGAGCGATGGCCATAAGCGGAACGTTCCTCGCCGACTTCGCGTCGTTCGACGACGCCTGTAAGAAGGCGGTCGTCTCGCTCACGTCGTTCGAGAGCGGCGGCGCCAAGGTCGAGAAGCAACTCAACCGGATGGCCGACAGTTTCTCCGGCCGGAAAATCATCAGCGAAGCCAAGTTGATGGCGCAGCTCTTCAACGACGCGGGGGGCGCCGCGACGTTCACGACGGCGCAGCTGCGGCAGATGGGGGCGGTCGGCGCGGAAGCGATGGAGAAACTGCGCCGGACCGGCCAGCCCATCCCCGAGCAGCTGATGGCCATGGGGCGCGCGACCCGGTCCGTCGGCGTCGACACGGGCGGAGCGGCCGGGAAGCTGGACCAGTTCAACCTCTCCGTCGGGCAAGCGGATGCGCTGCTCGGGAAGTTCGGCGTGGACGTGCCGCCGGTAGTGCGCGGCGTCGCCGATCTCGCCAGCATGGCCATGGCGGCCAAGCTGGGGCTCGCGGCGACGGGGGCCGCGGCGGTGCCGGCCGCGGCGGGGGTCGCGGCGGTGGGGGCCGCGTCCGTGCCGGCCGCGGCGGGGCTCGCGCTGCTCGGGCCGGTGGCGCTCGTGGTCGGCACGGCGCTCGCCAGCTGGAAGCTCGGGGGCCTCATCGGGGACATGACGGGGCTGACCGACGCGATTGCGAAGGGGACGGCCGCGGCGCGCGGCTGGGGCGACGCGACGGGCCAGAACGCCGCGTACAGCGCCGAGGTGCTCGGGCGCGCGTCGAAGACGGCCGGCCGCGGGATCACCGACATGACCGAGGCGATGGCGATCAACGCCGCCGAGGCCGAGCGCATCATCGCCGGGAACACCAAGGCCGGGGCCGCGGCCACGAAACTCGCCGCCGACGACGTGGCGGCCGCCGCGATCATGGTGGCGAACCGGGAGAAGCTCCGGAAGGTCGAACACGATTTCGCCGTGGCGAAGGCCGCGGAGGAAGAGGCGCTCAAGAAGGCCAGCGCGGACGCCCTCGCCGCGATCACCGCGGAGGCCGCGGAGGAAGAGGTGCTCGCGAACGGCACCGCCTCCGAGATCATCAAGAAGCAGAATCACGGCGTCTACCTCGCGAAGCTGGCCGACCTGGTGGCCAATCGGACCGACACGCAGGCGAATCGCGACGCGATCGCGGCCGACGAACGGAAGGCGAACGATCGCGCCCTGGTCAATCAGGAGACGCTCCACACCGGACGCCTGAAGGACGCACAGGACATCGCGGAGACGGAGCGGCGCACCTACGACGAGATGGCCGCGAATGCCGGGCAGTACACGCGAGGCGCGCTGCAGGCGCAGCTCGACAAGGTCCGCGAGCTGGAATTCGCCGCGACCGCGCAGGGGCGCGCGTCGGTCAACGCGCAGGACGCCGGCGCAGCGGCCACGCGGCGGCACAACGCGGAGCTGGAGAAGCAGGCCCAGATCGATAAACAGCTCGCCGTCGACGCCAAGGTCCGTCGGGACAGTTGGTACACGGTGGGCCCCGATGGACGACCGCAGGCGGTCGATTCGATCTCGAGCACGACGACCGGGCGGATCCGCCCGATCGGGGAGGTCACCGAAGGCAACGTCGGCGAGGTCCAATCGGAGGTCGATCGGCTCACCCGCGCGATCGCGGAGTACCGGCCGCCCGACAACAAGTACACCGGGCCCAACAATGCGACGTCCTACGCCACCTGGCAGACCGACCAGCGCGCCGCCCTCCAGAATCACGAGAACGCGGTCGCGCAACTCGCGTACCTCGAGAAGCTGATCGCGCTCTTCGAGGCGAGCCTGTCGCGCCGGACCACGGTGCCGCGCTTCGCCCGGGGCGTCCAGAACTTCCGGGG